TCAAGATTCATAATAACTCCTAGTCTTCGTCAACTATTCCATGGGTCTGGAAGTTTTTCTCCCAATCGAATCTCATCGCTCCCAGTGCCCAAGCGTCCGTCAGTTTCTTGGGACCGTCGTTCAACAACTGGATTTGAAATGCTGATAGACCAGCCTTCCTCTCCAAATAGTCCCTCCTCCACGACCTCTGCTTTATGTGCTCGTTGGTCATCTTCTTGCTCCCATTGTTTGACGATTTCTTCTGCTTGACGGTCAACGTCTTGCATGGTCGCTTCTACTTTAGCATCAATCCATTTAATTTTCAAGTATTCGACAATTGCTAGAAAGATGAAATTTAAAGGTGGCACCTGCTTTTGTGCCCATCTTTTACTCTTAGTGTACCAATTGTCTTCTCCACCCCAGGTGGTTTCAAACTTTATTTGAGGATTACTCTTTTCTTCTTGCATAACCACCAGAATCACGAACTTCGTAAATTGAATAAGTAAAATCTACATCTGCAGTAAAGTATTCGTTATCCGTATCTGTTACATCAAATTGCAAAGTTGACAAAGATGTTGGATACAAGTTCTTAAACACAACATCAAAATTGGCTCGGTAATTATTGTTGAGCACAATTAAAGTTGCGTCAGTTGTCAGTACTGCATAATCAGTTTCATTTGCAATTCTGGAATCATGCTCATCAACCCAGACAGACCTCTCTTTCAAAGACTCTGGAGTTCCCAGTGCTCTTATCCAGTTATGAATTTGCAAATAATTTTCTAGATTTTCATCAACCAAGAATCTCATGCTGAATGAATCGTAGACAGCATTACCATCCAGAGGTACTGGAAGCATGCCTCTAGTTGGAATTTTAATCTCACCAACAGAGATTCTAGGTAGGTTAATTGACTGTGCTAGGAACGCAACCTTAGGTGCTTTCTCCAATACGAACTTAAATCCGATTGGGGAAAGATAATTACGATTCTGTAACTGCTCGTTGTACCAGTTGGATGCCATTGAAGTTTTACTTTTATTTAGGTGAAGAGGGGTCCTCAGACCCCTCTACGCACTTCCTTCACACGATTTATTTAGACATAAAAAAAGACCCCCTTGCGGGGGTCCTGATACTTGTGAGAAAGACTCACATCAGGTTCTTGACCTGAACACGACGGTAGTAGCGGTTGCTGTTTGCAGTCAGAGCACCCGAACCCTGGGTCAGACCTTGAGCGAAGGGGTTCGAGACCATGCCGTAGCGGGTCTTGAAGCCAATCTTCGGCTGGAAGGTGTTGGGGTCGATTGCACGGACTTGCTGCAGGGGAACGTAGGGGCAATAGAAGAGACCAGCGTCATAGGGGCTGGAACCCTTGTAACCCATTACGTAGAAGTGCTTGTCAGCAACGTTTGCAGAATAGGGGTCAACATAGACCTTAATCTTGCCGTTCAGAGTACCAACCAGGGTGCTGGAGGTATCATCAACGCCTGCGAGACCGTTGTTGCCGTTCAGAGCAGGAGTGTAATCCAGAACACCAGCCATGCCGAGTGCCGAAGCAACGTCAGCGGAGCAGATGAGGATGTTACCCTTGCCACGACGAGTTTGCTGACCGATTGCGTTTGCATCGCGCTCGATTTGGAACAGCAGACCCTTGAACTTCTCAACTGACCAACGACCGTTGGAGTCAACGTCGAGGTCGAAGATACCAGCGGTAGCAGTGTTGTTCTGAGCACCAGCAACAGCGTTAACGTAGATGGTACGTACAACTTCGCGGTTGATTTCAGCCAGAATCTCGGTGCTGAGAATGTTGCTCAGTTCACCTTCAGCATCCAGACCATGAATTGCCTTCAGGTCTTGTGCCAGTTCGAGGCTGTACTCAGCTTTCAGAGCACGTGACTTAGCGGTAACGGTTACCTTCTCGATTGAGAAGCCCATTTCGCGGAACTCAGTACCAGTCTCGCCCAGGGTCTCAGCAACAGAGGTTGCCATGCCTTGTGCGTCGCCAGTCAGTTCATAGGTGCCAGGAGTGCCGTCATTCAGAACAGCAGGGTTGTTGCCTTCAGCATCGTTGTTTGCAGAGCTGGAAGCACCTGGGTCGTAGGAAGTACCTGAACCACCCGAGAAACCTGCGTTGGGCTCGTTGAAGAATGCTTCATCGTAACCGCCAGCAGCAGGGTTGCGCTCAGTACCATAGTTGGTGCGCATTGCGAAGATGAGTCCAGTAGGACCAGTCATCGGTTGAACACCAGCGATGTCATAAGCAATCAGCTTAGGCATCGAACGGCGAATCAGGCTAATCAGAACGGGGTCAAAACCTGCAACAGGACCTGTTGCGTCTGAACCGCCACTGTAACCAGTGCCGCCCAGTGAGTTGGTGGGAGCTTCGGTAAGCATAGCGGCTTCTTCAACTGAAGCACGCTCTTGGTTTTCGAGGAGTTGAGCGATAACACCACGCTTGTAAGAGTCGGAGATATTTTCTACAGACTCATGATTCAGAACGGGTGCCCACTTCTCCTGGAGTTGTTTAATGTTAGACATTTTTATTTTCCTCTTGGAGTTAATGCAAATTAAAAAGAATAATCAATTACCAGACCAACGGGCAATTGCGTCAACGTATTTTCTCATTGAAGCAGAGTAGTTGGTGGCTTCTTCTACCAGTGGTTGTACATCTTCTGTTGGGTCAACCTGGGTTGACTCCTGCATCTTGCGATTGAAGTACGACTCTTTGATAGTTTCGATTTTCTGACGAAAATCTTCTTCACTTTCAAACTCAACACCCTCAGCTAGTCTAAAAAGTTTCTCCTTCTGGGTCTCGGTGAGACCAGAGGAGCACTCATTCACAATCCCATCTCTTACATAGACGCCAATCTCCTTGTGGAGAGAAACGTTTGCTTCGATTTGCTCGTTGAGTTTTTGTTCCATTTCATCAATTTGTTCAGCCATGCCATCGAGCAGGTTGAACTTCTCTTCAGGAACACCAAAATTGTGTTCGATGAACAGAGACTTGAGTCCGTTAAAGAATGACTCTGCCATGTCGTTCTTGATACCATGTTCAATCTGGAGAGCATTTTCTTCCATCCAGCTTGAAACAGCGTATGACAGATAGTCATCAACTTTTTCGGACAATTCTGTTTTGAGTTTTTCGACTTCACCAGCGAAAGACTCTTCAAGAGCTTCTTGGATAACAGCAACTTCCTCGTTAACACGAGAGGTTACTGCTGCTTCGAAGATTGTACGGGCTCTTGTTTTAAATTCTTCGGAGAGCTCTTCACCAGCGACAAGAGCGTCAACATCCTCAGTAAAGTCGTATTCGGCTTCAGTGAGTGTGGTCTCCTCTTCGTCACTTTCGGTTTCCTCCATTTTGGCGGATGCGGCAGAAGGCTTAGTAGACAGGGTTTTAGACCCTTCATGCTTTACAGGAGCTGCAGCTGCAGACCCCAGGTTCTTAGTACCCTTAGCACCTTCCATCGAATCAGAATCACTACCGCCGATGCTCGTGTGATTAGCACCAGACGAATCCATTTTCTCAGCGGGCTTAGCGCCCTTTTTAATTGCGGCAACACCAGTAGCGGCTTCTTCTGAAACTGCTTCCTCGGACATGTGTGCCTCAAACTCTTTGTCAAGGGTTGCAGACATTGTTATTTCTCTCCGTTAGATAGCATTAGCTTTTCTATGATTATTTATACATTACAAACTTTGCAAGAATTGTTTGAATGCGGCAACTTTGCGCTCCTGAAGGTTAATCAGGGTTGCTTCATCAATTTGATGCTTGATTGTAGCAATAGTGCGCTCTTTAAGAATGCCATTTGACCAAACCCATTCTTTGCCTTCCATAATTCCCTCAACAAACGCATCGGGGGCAGAAGGGTCAGCTACGATATCTGCTGCGGTAGCGAGCATGAAATCTTCACCAACTACATTTACTCCCTGTACAGATGAGATAGAACCCATACCACGAGAAGAAACGCCAAGTTTTACACCTTCATCAAGAAGGCTCTTAGCAATTTTACCCATGGGAGTTTCAAGGAGTTTCGCTTTACCAATCCAGTTAGTACCTTCACGATTTAGCGAAATGATTTTGTGAGAAACACGGTCGAGATTGATAGTAGGACCATCTGGATGACCCAGTTCGCCAAGGGCGCGACCTTTAGTGATAAAATTCTCATCATATTTAGCAACTTCTCTCTCCATAATTGAAGAAGGATATTTGCGATTGTTGCGATTCACCAAATCCGCCTGCAGAAAAATTCCCTCAATGAAGTGGGATTTCTTACCTTCATGTTCTTCGGTAATGAATTCTACGTCAGTAATTTCTTCAGCTATCAGTTTCATCGGTTTCTACCTCTTCGGGTTGTTCGTCACCAGGAATATCTGTATTATCTGGAAGTTCATCTGTCAATTCATCTGCAACTGCTTGCGCAGAATTGTCATAATCAAATCCCCACTGGTTTGCAAATTCAATTTTTTTCTGTTGAATTGCATCGAAAGCCTTTGCATTCAACAAATCACTAACACTTGTGAGGGTGTCCAGTCTGTTATCTCCGAAAATTGCATTTACGACATCATATGCCGTAGTCGCAATCTCTTCTTCAGATTCTTCTTCATTATCAATTTCATCGATAACTTCATTCTCTTGTTCAATCTCAGTCATGATTATTCTCAAATCAATACTACTTTTATTTATTTAATTAGAATTGTGCCATTTTTTTATCTTCTGGGTCAATCCCATCATCAGACATACCTTCCGCTGGAGCAGGCGCTGCTGCATCTGGCATTCCACCCATCATTGCTGGGTCCATGGCATTAGGGTCTTGAATAATACCCTCTTTCATTTCCTCTTCAATTTGCTTATCAATCTCAGCAAAATCTCCATCAGTTTGCCTGAGAATTTGTTTGCGAACGTATTCTACGGAGAAATATTTGCCGACATATGGGTCAACATTATTGACAACTGCCATACGCTCATTCATAATCTCAATTTCCTTGAGTTCATTGTAATAAGAATCAGCAACATAATCAAATTGAACTTGCTCCTTAATCTCTTCCCATTCTTCAATGGAAATAATTCCTTTCAGAATGAGTTGAGTTTTTAGAAGGTCGAGGAACAGTTCGGAAAAACGCTTGCGAAGACGAGAAATAAATTTCTGAAACTTAACTTCATCGCGGGTAATCTCAGCAGCTCGACCAATGTTAAAAGTATTTTCAGTTTCAATTCTACTTACAGGAACATTCAGTGCCTTGTATAGTTTCTTTTGAAAATACTTAACATCTTCAAGTTCGCCAAGATTTTGTCCACCAGGAAGCGTGGTGATTTCAGTTCCACGTCCACCTTCTCTACGAGGAAGCCAGAAGTCTTCCAGCATGGACATGAATTTTTTATCGTCTTTAATCTCTCCAGTGTTTGCATCGTAAACCAGTTTGTTACGATAGCGACCCATAACTTCGCGCAGATATTGCTCTGCTTTTTGCTTAGGCAAATTACCCACGTCAATATAAAAGATACGACGCTCAGGTGCGCGAGACAAACGGTAGATAACCAGAGAGTCTTCAATCATTCGCAGTTGATTAACTGCTTTGATTGCTTTGTGAAGATGAGAAAGAACCATGTTCTTATTCAAGTCCATGATTCCACTATGACAATAGCAGATGGAATCTGCTGTAATTTTCATCCCTTGACTTGAAACGCCCTCAGCATTAGAACTTTTCAAACCTTTAGGATTGTACAAGAAATATTCCGCAGCTCTTTGAGTAAGTGCTTCGTTGATATCTTGCAATCTGCCATCTGTAGCACGATTCGGTTTTGATTCAATTTCTGTAATCTTACGAATCTTTCTTGGGTCAATATACCTCAGTTCTGTAATACCAGAACGGGGATTTTTGGGGTCAATAACCTTATGATAAAAAAGTCTTCCATCAACATACCAACGACGGAAGATTTCGTAGCATCGATTATCAAAATCGAGAAGTGTAAGAAGGTAATTAAACTCGTCGCGGATAAGTTTTTTAATTTTATCCGATACCTTCAAATTACTCAGTTCCACTTGAACTGGAACATCGTCAAGGTTGCCAAAAATTGCTTCGTTAACGATATCATCAACAGCAGAATCACATTCTGGTTGAAGAATCATCTCTCTATAACGAGAGATAAGTTCCCATTCGTTGCGAATTGTACCGTCCAGGTCAATTGCATACCCATAATGACCACCACCCGCAACAGGATAACTCCCATCTAGGTTATCTTTTTGAACAAAAGAAGGTCCCTTAGGAACCTTCTTTGCCCTCTCAATTGAGAAACCAAATAATTGCGACATTCTAAAACATGTGTTTGTTCCTGATATTATTTATCAGGGTTTGATTTGCTTACACTGCGAGAGGAGTCCAGTATTGAACTTGGAGTTCAACTGTAAACTCTTCAATAGCATCATTGCTACCGAAATCAAGGTCAATTGCTGAGATGTTGCTCGGGAATACGTTATAGAATTTGTATCCTTTGAGTGTTTTGGGTGTTTCACCATCCTTAACATCTCTTGCCAGCTGGAATACTGACATGTCAGCAAAGTAACCAGTTGCGTCTTCGTTATCACCAAGACCACCTGCAGCCGTGTAGTTCTCGTTTGCTGCTTGGATTGCTTCAACCCAAACCTCAAACGCTGTACGCATAGCAAATCTGCTATCGTTCATGACTGTGATAGTCCAAGGTTCAAACGTTCTATCTCCAGCGATTTTCAAAACACGTCCACGGAAAGGAACTTCAATTACCCCCAGGGTGGAGGAGGGCAGGTTAGCTGCCCTTACAGTGAATTTCCCGAGTTCGGTGAGACCAGTGTTGGTGATAATCGCTTGAGGGAAAGCCAGGTCAACCTGGAACAGATTGGGACGTGCAAAGTCCGCCTGCACTCTGGCTTTGAAATCATCGAGCGTTCCGCGTACTGCCATTGTTCTTATATCCTCCTTGGTTATTAATATTTAGATTACGAAGCAATTTCAGAGAATGCAACACCAGTACGAGTAGCGGTGAAGGTCAGTGTAATGTAGTTGATGGTGCGGGTTGGTTTTACGTAGATTTCTGCGTAGAACTCACCACGGTCAACTGCATCAGGCGGGTTGTTTTCGTCGTCACACTTGACAAGGAAATCAGTAACCCCACGGCGACCTTGTACGTCACGGAGGTAAGGTTCAACAATGTTGCGGAAGAGTGAACGTGATGTCTCATCGTTCTGTTCAAACAGTTGAGCTCTTGCAGCACTCTTGATAACACGCTCGATTGTCAGGAAGAGACGGCGAACGTTGATACGGTCGAATGCAGAAGCAAATCCTTGAGCAGTCTTATCACCAAACAGGACAACGCCCTGACCAGGGAAAGAAACAATCGGATTTACACGAGCAGCATAGAGTTTGTCACGCTGGGTCTTGTTGGGCGAGAAAGCAACCTTAATTGCATTTCTCATTACACCACGAGCAAAACCTGCAGGTGAATACCAGGGGTCTGCTACGGTTGAAGTTTCGAGGCAAAGACCTGCAACGTCACCATTGCAAGGAACGTAACGATAGACATCATTGTACTTATCGTAAATATACTTGTAACCCGAATCAAATACACCGTAGGAAGTACCAGGCAGAGAATCGAAGAATTCTACAATCTTATCTGTAATTTCAACAGTATTGGTGCGACCAACAATATTGCTTCTCATCGGAGAAACAAATGCCAGACAATCCTTACGAGCAGTTGCGATGTTCAGAACAATCTGTGCCTTTGATACTGCTGACGCATTATCTGCACCAGAAGGACCACACAGAATGAAGTCAACAGATTGTGATTCTGGGTCAGAAATCAGGTCATATGCTGTTGAGAAGTGTGAGTTGGTCTGACTGTATGAATCTACACCACCTGTCAGAGTGTACAGAACTGTTGCACTAGCATAAGAGTCGATGAGGATATCCCCAGTCAATTCTACAGCAACGCCATCTGCATTGCGCAGAAGGTTGAAATGTGCATTTGCAGCAGCTGCACCCCAGTTACCAGCAGAAAGTGTTGCTCCTACTTGGAATACACTTGCTTCATGCGAACCCCAATATACGTATGCCGACTTGTCCTTCAGAACACGAGCATAGTAGTTATCTTCACCAACGGTAGTTTTAGCATCAGATGCTTTTGAAACACCGATAAACTTCTCAAGAAGAGTGCCAGGAGTGCCAGTCAGTTTTCCGTCAGCATCAACAACCAGAATATGAAGTTCATCATTTCTACCACCCTTCAACTCGGTATAACGAGTTGTACCAGGACGAGCAGCAACGGTTGCCCAACGTGAACCAGGAGCATATTCGCGAGTCTCATATTCGCGAACGATGGAACCAACGGTTACAAGGTTATCTGTAGTCAGAGGAGTAACAGTAACATTCTGACCATCATACAGGTCATCGCCTTGTGCAAAATTTGCGGTTGAAGAAGCATCTTGTACAATGTACAGGATTCTATCTACACTAACGATGTCTGCAGATGCTGTAACAACACTGTTCTTAAATTGTGAAATCAAATCACCAGCTTCAATCAGGTGAGCGAATGGGTGTGCAGCTTGTGCGGCTGATGTGTCGAAATAAACTTCCAGAGTCTTATTTACTGCATCGTAAGCACGAACGCTGATTCCATCGTAGTCTGTTGAAGAAGCAGTTACTCTAGTCTCATCGATAGCACTGTTGCCAGTAACTTTAAATGTACCAACAACATTGTCCAGAGTCAGAATTACGCTGTACTTGTAGACTTTACCTGTAGCAGTTGTACCACCTGCGCCAGCAGCGGTCAGAACGTGGTCTGCAGGGAACAGTGGTTCTGCAGTAACAGTTCCTGCATCTGGAGTAACCATTGCCTTCCAATCAGGACCAGCATCAGTTACATAGACACGGACGCTATTACCGTATGTGCCAGGTGTCTTTACTGCATACTCCCAGTTATTTGTCGAAGTCTCATACGAGGTTTCGTAATCTTGGAGATTCTTAATTTTAATTGCGCTACCTCCACTAACAGCATTCTTGAGTGCTGTTGCATCGGTACGGATAACTTTCAGAGTTCCACCGTAGCTCAGGAATTGAGCTCCAGTGAACCAATACTCATAGTTATCGTTGTTTGGTCTTCCAAAAAATGAAAGAAGATTTCTTTCAGAAGAAATCTCAACGATTTCTTCTACAGGTCCGCGCTCAAAGGGGCCAGCAATAGCACCAATATTCGCTACTGCCGCCGTTGAGACAGTAGTGAAATCCCTTTCTTGAACGACTACACCTGGCGATAGTTGCGAAACTGCCATGTTCCCTATTCTCCTACAAAGTAATATCGTGGATTTCTATAGTTATTTATGAAAACGAAACTTTAACTTAGGTACTGCCACATATAAGCTCTGTCACCATATTCATCAGTGTGCCACACATCCCCATCTTCCACAACAAAATTATTGTTTAGCCCATCATCCACAAATCCAAATGGTGCCATATCTTCCTCAATAGCTTCCCTTTGGTCTTCATAAATTCTTGTTCGTATGTCATCATCATGCAACTCTTTAAAATAAGGTTGCATGGTCAACCAAGAAAAAATAACCAAGCACATCGCTAAGTCATCATTACAACCTTCTTCTGCTTGGAATGTCTGACCTTTCTCAATGAACGTGGTAAGTTCTGAAATGATATCATAATCATGAATTATCAACTTATCATCTTCAATAATTGCTTTAAGATTAGAACACCCAATCTTCTTAACAGCACTACTCATCTTCACACCAAGTTGAACCTTTTGACCAGAAAATCCTTGACCAACAACTTGTCCTGCTCTTCCTCTCATTGAGGACATCAAAAGATTATCATATTCTAAATCGTATTGAATGATGTCTGCTACTTGTCCACCAACATCATTAACTTCAATCAAAACATACGCATGATTATAATTTTTAGCAACATCAACGATGACGTTGGGGAACATAATTGGTTTGATTGTATTACTACGGTATTTTGCTACCAACTTATACGGAAAGGTTGTGGTATCAATTACCAAAAATGCAGAATAATCATTTGCCACACCTCTAGCAACGTCTGCACATATAGTATAAGTATGTCCCTCTTTTCTTTCCTCCCAAACTTCTAATCCCTTATTGCGAACAATTGGTTCTTCATACACCATTGTTCGCAGTTTTGCTGCGCTGATTAGAGTATCGACAGACCCCAAGAATTCACATTCAAATTCTTGTGTAAATTGTCTCTCAGAAGTATTTCTAATTGTTTGTTCTTTCCAAGCAGCATCTCTACCTGGAACTTCAGACCAATGAACCTCAGTATTAATATATTCGTTCTTCTTTCTTTCAGCATCATGCCAAAGCTTGTAATACATATTCATCCCATTGGGGGTTGAAATGATAATTACCTTTGTTGATGTACCAGAAGAAATAGTAGGATAAACAGAACTAAAAAACTGCTCAGCGATATGATTCGGAACGAACGCGAATTCGTCCAGAAATATAACGTTAAAGGACATACCACGGACAGCAGATGCAGAAGTAGAAGCAGCCAAGATTTTGCTTCCATTCTCCAGTTCCAAACTACCTCTGTTCCATTGGATGACACCTTGTTGCATCCATTTTGGGAGGTTTTCATAAGATAATTGCAAACGTTGTAGCATTTCTCTTGCCGTCGCTGCCTTGTTAGCAAGGATGGCAATGTTTACATTTGGATTAAAAATTGCATAATGCAAAAGATAAGATACGACAGTAGTTGACTTACCAGTCTGTCGAGGAAGTTTTGCAATATTAAAACGATTTTCATGAAATGTTTTCAGAAGGTTTCTTTGAAATGGGTACATCTTAAATGGGATGATACCTTCATCAAGAGAAACAATCTTAATATAATTCTCAACAAAATAAAGAGGGTCCTCATTACACTTAATAAATTCCTCCACTTGTTCGGGAGTAAATTCAACTGAAGTGTTTGCCTTCTTTAGATTAGGATTACCAAGATAAATGTCACTAGTAGAACTCACTTTCTTCTCGCCAATAATTGTTCAAAATCTTTTTTCTTTGTGCCGCCATCGTAAGACCAAGCATATCCCTCAACAATCATTTGAGTGTTTAGTGATTGCTCCTCTCCATTGATGAAAAGATGTCCAATAATACGTCCGTACTTTTCCGTACTATCTGGGAGTTGTGTGCGAATGATAATATCCTCAGCACCTTCTAATCTGTGCTTGAGCCA